CAACGGCAGCAAGGGCAGAGGCAATCACACGGTCATCTTTACCACGACCAGGTGCGCCCAAGAAACCACCTTCTCGCACGATACCTTTCATCTCTTCTAGGGTATCCATGCTGAGAATGCCCATCATGCCCCGCTCAAAATAGTCTTTCATGTACTGCAACATGCGTTCTTTACTGTTGGCAGTGGTCAGGTATCCAATACTGTTGGAGAGGCCTCCAAGGGTGTCGTTACGCCTCCAGATGTAGTTGGTCATGCTACCCAGTACATCCATCAAGTCCCGCCCTGTAGCCCCGCCCATAGAGGTCGCCAGACGTTTCAAGTTCCGCAACTCGTTAATCACAGCCTGACCTGGCCCGTTAACTTCAAGGTTAAGGGTTGAGTTCTTGTATGCGCCAGCAAGGTGGGCGATAACCCACGCAAACTGGTAGGTGTTTAATTCCGAGGTGGCAAACTCAGCAACTTGGTCAAGCCCATCTGCGTAGCATCTGTAGACTTGGATACAGAATCTATCTGCCCAATCAGAACTACCATAAGCGGGGTCAGCACCAATAACGTAGTAAGCAGAATCAATAGGCTCTTCCCATACCTTGAGAGTACCGAGTCTCTCAGTAGATTTAAGAACCTCTGTATCTTGGAAGAGTTGTCCGAAGGCATATCTGTAGTAATCACATTCTGTAGTCTTGCTCTTCTTGGCGGCTTCTGTACATCTGGTGTGCGAGAAGAAGGAGGAGCCTGTCATCACAAAGGCATAGTCTTCAGTGGGTGGAAACTCTTGATACATCAGGGCATCATCCTTGATACCTTCTGCCATCTTCCACCGCCACCAAGCCATCTGCCGAGAGTTAATCTCAAAGCCGTAAAGCTTCTTAATATCCTTGTGCCACTCTTTCTCTTCCCCTGTTAACTTCCCATCCCAGTACACCTTGTAGATGTTGGAGTCAGCGGGGACTTGGTAGTACTCATTACGCCACCATCCACAGAAAATAGCCCTCTGTGTCTTTGCTCGTTTGGCAGTCTTATACATGTCGTGGAACATGTTGAAGCCTTGAGCCGTACTCTCAAACATGTACAACCGTTCTGAGTTCTTTTCAGCAAGAGAAGCAATCAGGGAGGCAAGACCTTCTTCGTTACCCCACGATGCTGTCTCAGTCCCGTGTAGGTAAGTGATAGCTTTGCCCTGCCCCAGACGAGACTTATTTCCCGCAATTTGGTAGAAGAGCCTCGACCTGTTCTTGAGAACCATCTGGTTTCTATTGTGGGCAACAAGCGGAATCTTGTATTCCTTAGGCAACCCTTCCATATACATAGCGAGAGTAGAGCGGAACATGTCTCTGTTCTCTTCTGTATCTGCCACCAACGTGCCTTGCCATCCAGGGTGGGTGAACTGCCAGTAGAGGTCAAGAGCCAAGGAAATAGTGGTGATACCAAGCTGACGACCTTTGAGGATGACAAAGAAGTGGATGTCATTGTCTAGTCCCTTTTGTATCTCTTCCATGACATAAGTCTGAGTCCCCAGAAGGTTACCCATCTTCTTCAAGCCCTCTTCCTTAGTCTCAATCTTGAGTTCAGAACAGAACTTGTAAAACTTCTTCAAATCAAAGTTCATCTAGATTCCAGTTAAGAATGTCGCCAGCAATACGCTTGTTCTTGGCACACGCTATCAATTCCTTGTAATGTGTGGGCGAATACTTCTCTTTCCATTCCGCAGCTAACTTAATCTTCTGCTTCTTGTTAGTGCAAGACAAGGCTCTGTACATCTCTTGCTGAAACCGAATACGACTCTCCCGTAACGCCATCCTCGTATCCAACCCTATATCCATATTCCACAGCCTTCTCAACACTTATAGCCATCATGACCATCATCTGCTCCGTACGGGCAAGCTTAGTCATCAGGTCTGCATACGCATCCCGTAACTCATCCTCACCCATCCAAAACGATTCATCCATTTAAGACGTTCTCCACACCCTTACCTGCTCACCCTCTGTCTTCGCAGTAAACACCCTACCCAACCGCTTACCAGCCCTGTAGTTGGCATTCAACACCTTAGCCCTTGCCTCTAGCGGCACACAGAAGCTATCCCCCACATCCATCTCCTCATACGGATAGGCATAGACAACCCTCGGCTTAGGCATCTGTACTCCACTCTCCAGCACTAACTCTGTAATCATATTAACCCCTCTACTGATAACTCCATAGTATAGATAAAAAAAGGGTTAGTCAACAGACCAACCCCAAAGCAACTGCAAAAGCACTTTACCAAAAATCTAATTTTTTTTATGGGGGGCGAGAAGTGGGGTGCACGCCTTTTCAGACCCTCAAACCCATTCATGCGGGCAAGCGAGACGAGACAAGCACACGCAAAACATCAGGCAACCCATGTCCCGATTAAAAGACTATGCACGGAGAGGGTAAGGGAAAACACTACACGGGGGAGGGCGGGATGTGACAAACCCCAACTGTCCCAGATAAGTAACGATGCAACAGCATAGATATACTATTACATAAACACAATATATTTATTCTAGATTATACATAGTCTAACACTAGACTAGAACACCAGTGGCAGCAACTAAATTACTCATTGAAAAAATCTAATGCAGCCAGGACAACGATAGAAAAAAATGTAGAAAAAGACTATTGACACTCTCTTGACTAATCTTATAATTAACTCATCATCAACACAGGAGGTTAGTAACCATGAAATACATCAAGAGCACAACAGAGATTAGAGCAGAGCAAGAGCGCAAGATAGAGCGCATCGTAGAACACAATATGAATTGGCTAGACCACAAACTCATGAACAATAAAATGAGTCAAGAGAAATACGACAAAGAAGTGAAATTGCTCAATGCTTGGGCTGAGTTTTCTATGACTCATGGCTAAGTTACACCTACAAGCCTATTCTGTAGGCTTGTGGATTGTCATTTTGCAATCAATCAACTTTAAGAGGTTAGTAACCATGAACACCACACCACAAGCACCCGCTGGCTTAAAGCCATTCAACGACTACTTTGAATACAGAATGGCGGGTCACTTTGTTTCTGCTCTTATCAATGGTGACTTCTCAGGCTTAGACAATGATGAAGTCAATCTACTTGATGACTGGCATGACTCAACCCGTCAGAATTCATTCTCTAATGTGTTTGATGTGGTTGATGATGAGTCAAGCTTCGCAATATGTGAAGTCTGTGACTTGTTCGCTGATTGCTACACAGTCCGACAGTATTTCTACAATCCTAAACTTGAGGAGGTGACAGCATGAAAACAACATTCATTTTGAAGAATGGTCATCGTGTGATTGTTAGCCGATTCATGGATGGTCCAACTTTAACCAAGGGTTATTGGTGGTGGAATGTGGGTCATCGCACATGGTCCGAAGTTAAAGCCTAAATGTGCCACTTGATAGTCTATTGTCATCAGTAGACTATCTGATTGGTATATACTAATCATCATCTAATCATCAAAGGAGAAGTTCTCATGACAGACACTACATACAATGGATGGTCAAACTATGCAACTTGGCGCATCAACTTAGAAGTCTTTGATGGCATGACATTAGAAGACATGAACACAGTTGAAGTTGACCCTTACGAAGTCAGTCAGTATTTGCAAGACTATGCCGAAGAGATTATCTTTTTAGACTCTCACATTGGCGGGAAAAGCCCTAGTTCTTTGATGGAAGACTATGCAAGGGCATTTTTGCAAGAAGTCAACTGGTACGAAATAGCCCAACACCTCGTTGAAGACCACATCGCAGAAAACCAAGAATAACCCAACTGCAAGCCCTTTAAGAGGGTTTGCGGGTGTGTTATCCGACACGCTGCAACACTTTAGGAGTCCGTGACCATGAACCAACAACTTATTGATGATGTATTGAATCAAATCTTGCAAGATGCAAAAGACTTTGATTTGACAGCGATAGAAGAGCTTATTAAAAACATCCCCGAAGATGTTCTTAAAGCCTACTTGCCCGAAGAGGTGCAAGCATGAATATCAAGCCCCTAAAAGTAGCTCATCATCGCAATGGTGTCTGTGGTATGCCTTTCGATTGTGTCCTTTTTGACAAAGAAGAGGATGGCAAAACTACCCACATGATTGCGGTTAGATTCCCAGATGATGAGGGGGAGGGTTATCAAAACCCCCGTATTGCTGTTTTTGATGTTGCCCTTTTGTATGAGTCTGTCATTGAGTTTGGCGAGAACTCTTTCAGGGGTGACCATTTTGTAGATGACATCGACAAAGCCATCAAAGCCCATTATGAGGAGCTTGCCCAATGATTGATACACACTGGCTGCAAAGCCCCAAACCCGTAGAAATTAACTTCAATGACGTTACAGGGGCGCTGTTTAACCTCTACGACATTAAAGAATCCCTGTCTGACAAGGTGAAAAACAAGCCCCTAGAGGGTGATTGTTTAGGCTTTACCCTTGGTCAAACCTTGGACTCTGTGATTGAGTTCTTGGAACAGTTAGAGAAAAAATGCACAGAGGTGTCCCATGATTAAGTTCAAGCCTGAGTCCCTGAACGACACAACCAGACGCTACCCCCGCACCTTGCAAGAGGCGTTTCCATCTTGTCCAGAATGGCAAGAAAGCCCCCATGCTGCCGACAAGGTGATGGGTTATCTTGCCTGTTTTGTGGCGGGTTATCTACTTGCCCTTTTAACGATGGGATGGTGATGAATGAGTTGGCATTATTTGCGGGAAGTGGCGGGGGAATCCTTGGAGGACATCTGCTTGGGTGGCGAACCATTGCCGCCGTTGAAATCGAAGATTACCCACGCAGAGTTCTATTGCAAAGGCAAGCTGATGGACTCCTACCTAGATTCCCTATCTGGGATGACATTTGCACCTTTGATGGAAAGCCCTGGCGAGGTCGAGTCGATGTCATCAGCGGGGGTTTTCCCTGTCAGGACATCTCCGCTGCTGGAAAAGGGGATGGACTTGATGGGGAGCGTTCAGGACTCTGGACACACATGGCGAGGGTGGTTAGCGAAGTTCGACCCCCTTTCGTGTTCGTGGAGAACAGCCCAATGCTCACTACTAGGGGAGGAACACGAGTTATTGCAGACCTTACCCAAATGGGGTATGACACGACATGGACTGTTATGGGAGCTGCCGACATTGGCGCACCGCATCAACGGGACAGGATGTGGATTGTCGCCCGACAACGAGAGTTTCTTTCACACTCCCAACACAACGGGGATGGACGGGGGAAGCAACAGCAGGAAAGCCCTACGCAAGAGACTAGATTTGTGGCCAACCCCAGTTCATTCGGAGGCAAGACAAGGCTTGCAGATACGCAGGGAAGGGAAGAAGGGTACGCAAACCAGTCTCAGCACAGCAGTTTTAACCTGGCCAACACCCGTAGCGTCAGATATAAGCATGAGGACAACAAAATACAAACAAGGGGGAACAGCCTTGAGCCTTGCAGTACAAACTTGGCCAACACCGAGGACAAAGGGGATGTGTGGCGGGAGTGGGAGTTGGGATTTACTCAACAAGAATACAACAGTCGAGGAAGCCCGATTGATGGGAGCGGGGAATGGTGGTCAGTTGAACCCTCCGTGGGTAGAGTGGCTCATGGGGTGGCCCATAGGGTGGACAGACTTAAAGCCATTGGGAATGGACAAGTCCCCGCCTGTGCCGCTGCCGCCTGGCGACTCTTGACAAGCCTCTAGGAATTGGTGATATGATTCGCCCCATCGTAGTGATGCACGATAAGCAAGCCCCTAAGTGTCTGTATTGGGGAATCCACCACGGATTCCGCATCACCCAGTGCAGACGTTTAGGGGCTTTTTTATTGTCATCGAGCGTTCGGGGGCATCACCCACCCCTTGTAAATGTTGATGCGACAGATACAGATAAGCGTGACGAACTGGCCTTGTGTCTCCTGAATGAGCATTTCTCGGGGCAGCGACAAGTCGGGTTTGACAAGAGGTTGATAGCCCCTTTGTTGAATAGTCTAGATAAACGAGAGCATCTATCCCCTGTGGATAACACAGTGGATAAGTTACCCACAGGCACTCCCTCGGGTGGCCCTTCTACGTCTAATGTTTTAAATTTACAAAGGGGATACGGGAACCATGAATAGAGAACAGGCAAACCAACTGCTAGATGAGGTCAGGGTTGGTAAGCCCCATCCTGCAAGACTTGTTGACCTAGCCCTACTTACAACTGGAGACTTACATGGAAAACTTTATGACTTGG